CACAAACATGGTCAAAGAGGTCGCTAAATTGACTGCTGAACAAGAAAGATTATTAATTTATGCCATTAGAGACGCGATTTTAGAAGGTTTACATAATGAGCTGTCAGATTTAGAATTAAGAGATCAATTATTAGCTGAAATTGGTGCTTTGGAGTCTTCGAATGGTGTACAATATGGAGGTGATCCAAATATCTACAATCCAAAATACAGCATAGAAATTGATTTCAGCGATTTGAAATATAACACTTTCTATATGTGGTCACGTATAAATTTTGTAGGATATTACCTATGTGATCTATTGAGTAAAAATTCACGAGTATTATTCAAACATACTTTAGAATATAAAGTTGATGGTAGTCACACCTGTAAATTAGTAATTAAAAAATCTAAGGAAGCTGTACCATTCATAGAAATACCATATAGCACTTCTTCTAAACAATTCCATATTCGAGATAAAATAGATGTATATGAGCCCGTATCAATTGAAAGAACCGGAGGAGGCAGTAAACAACCGCATATACATGACATATCACCAGAATATGATGATTCACGTCCACCTTCACCTATATTAAAAAATAAAGATGAGCCAGATACAGTGTTGGCGAAACATATGAAAGATGCAGATGAATTAAGAAAGGAAAAGGAATTAAAACGTGTATTATCAGAAGTACAACATTATGATGATAATTTAAGTGAATTTAAGACAGAACATACAGAAGAAGGTAGTGAAAATGAAATTTCAGATGGAGGTCATTTGGGTGAAAATGAACATGAACATAAAGATGATAGTATAGATGCAAATTTTGCAGATGGTATCTATTCAAAAGTATCAGCGGATAGTGAACGCATGCCAGGAATGAGTTTAGGTTTGCCTGTATTTAGAGTAGATGATAAAGTTGAAATTGTTCTTACAAGTGAATTAAGTGGAGATAATTTAGAAAAAATGGATATTAAAAATAAAAATAAATCAGGTGTAATTAAGGAAGTTCTTGATGGAGATAGATATCTTGTTGATTTTGATGGCACAGAAATTGAGTTACACGCAACTGAACTTAAAATATATGATGAAACAGTAAAAAGAGTAAATGTGAGTGTTCTGCCAAAAGACGTGAGAAGAATGCAAAATGCAATGAATGGTGATGTAGATGATGAACACAAAACAATGTTAAGTAATGATGCTACACATACCGGAAATATTGGATTAGAACCAGAAGAAATTAGCGAAATAGTTAGAGGAAGTGATGAAAAAGAAACAAAAGAAGAAGAAACGAAAGATTAGATTAATATTATTTTATTTTATAAGTAAAATTTATTTATTATTTAATTCTCAAAATTCGAAAACAATTTAAAAATATTTTATCTGTGTATTATTACTTAACTTCAAATTCACAAAACATAATATACTTATATTTGCAAAATTCATTGTAAATAAACCTATAAACCAATTGTATATTAGTCAAATTAATCAAATTAAGATAAAATGAGCAATTCAGATAATCAATTGAGTAATGTTATTGTCAAAAACGATGTGAGCAATACAGATAATGGAAGTGCAGATGATGTAGATAGTAGCGGTGGTGATACTTATCAAGAACCTTCTCTTCCTGTATGTGGAAAACAACAATATACATTTCTTCCAACACAATTTCCACATATTTTGGAAGCAGCTGAGAAACAAGAAGCCAAATTTTGGGTAGTTCATGAACTTGATTTTACAGTAGATAAGAAACACTGGTCAGGAGTAGGAACAAATAAATCACTAACTAAAAATGAAAAATATTTTATTGAGGTTGTATTAGCATTCTTTGCAGGAAGTGATGGTATTGTTCTTGAAAACCTTTTATCACGTTTCAGTGAAGAAATTAATATTCCAGAAGTTAATTATTTCTATACATTCCAAGCTCATATGGAAAACATTCACTCTCGTGCATATAGTCTTATGATTGATGCTCTAATTGAGGATAAAGCACGTAAAAATGAAATTTTCAACGCAATTGACACTATTCCATGTGTAGGAAAAAAGGCTAAATGGGCACTTAAATGGATTAATGGAAAACGTGATGGTAATCTAGATGCCAGTGGTAGTAGTATTATGACTCGTCTATTGGCATTTGCATGTGTTGAAGGGATATTCTTCTCTGGTAGTTTTTGTGCGCTGTTTTGGTTGAAAAAGCGTGGTTTAATGCCAGGTTTAACACATGCAAACGAGTTAATTTCTCGTGATGAAGGTATGCATACTGATTTCGCAGTTGATGTATATAAATTGCTACATGATGAATTTGGTTTCCGCCGTCGTACAGAAGCTGAAGTACATGAACTTTTTAAAGATGCTGTTGTAATTGAGAAGGAATTTATCCTAGACGCATTGTCTTGTGAACTTGTTGGAATGAATAAAGAATTAATGAGTCAATATATTGAATACGTGGCAGATCGTCTATTAACTCAATTTAGTTATGCCAAGATTTATAATACTCCAAACCCATTTCAATGGATGGTTGCTATGTCAATTGATGGTAAAACAAACTTTTTTGAAAAACGCGTAAGTGAATATGCCCTTGCAGGCAAAGAAGAGGATGATGCATTTGATTTTGATGATGATTTTTAAATAAAATAATATAAAAAATATCACAAAATAAATAGTTTTAATTATATTTTTTTAAAAGTTTTTAAACAACAACACGATATTTTATGTATTTACCAGCTGTGATACTAGGTTTTGTAATACGAAATAGGTTTCCACGTCTTGCATAATAATATTTAGAAACTGGATCACTTTCTTTTGTATGTGGTAGTCGCCATTTTGATTGCAGCCGATATCCTTCAACAATTTCTTCAATTTCGTCTACATCTGTAATAAGTTCATGTTTTGGTACAAGAACATGATCTATAATATTAAAACTAAGTTCGTTATAGGTGAAAATTTGTATATGTTTGTTAACTTTTTCTCTTAATTTATTGCTAGTTTGAGTGTGATTAATTTTGGTTGTTTTTGTTTTTTTGTTTTTACGAATTTCTGAAAAGATCAATATTATATTGACATCAAGTTCATCATTTATATCTTCAATTCCAAAATCTTCAACTAAAGATTCAACGTCATCTGAAGAAGGTTTAGAAGAGTGAACTGAGAATCTCACATGCATATTTTTTGTGATACCATTACGGTTAATTTCTGGGTTTGAACTTGGTTTAACAATAATTTCAAAGTTTTGTTGTGGGTATAGTTCACGAAGTTTTTCTTCTGTGATACGTTCATACGTAGATGTGTGATATCCACGTTCTTTAAGCATTTTAAGAACATTATAGAATACAATAACCATATTTTGAAAAGTATTTTTTTTCATTTTGATTTAGCACTTATTGAATAAAGATATTGATATGGTAAACTGATAAATTCTAATGTTATTGAGATGACCAATTGAAAGATCTGCTAATTAATTATTGTATTTTATGTTTAAATCTTTCATCAAATTTCTGAGTTTATTTTAAAACTCTTAGTTATATAATAATTATTATACGATTATATATACTATTATAAATAACTGGAATATGGATTTTAATTCAATGGATATATATTTTCAGGAACCTCAATTTCCAGACAATGCATTACAATTCGGAAATATGAAGAAACAAAATAATGATAATATTGACATGAATCAATATGAAATTACCAAACATTTATATCAGAACACACGAGGAGTTAATACACCCAATTCATATATGGTTATATTAGATTCACAAGTTGTAAGTTCTGCAACAAGAGCAAATAATTTTGTATATAACAAAGTTGTGTTTGATTTAGTAGAACCTATTATTATCGATTCTGCAACTGATATATATTTAGAATTTTTACATTTTAAAAAAACAGATGTAAGTGATTCAAATGGTTCAGTAATTGTAAATCATTTAGAAAAGACATCTCAGTTTTATATAAATATAGATGAGTTTTCCATTAAAAATATAACTAATAATCAATTTCAATCATCTAAATTTTTCATTCCAAATGAAATTTATGGAAAGACAGATTCTAATAAAAATGACAATGATATAACTGCCCAAGTAACATATGTGAAATTAAAAACATATTATCTATGTAGAATTGAGGCTAATTATATTAAACGTTTAACTTTAACAATTCGTGCAGACGGTTCTTCTGATACTACATATGGTTATTTATCAAACACTTCAACTACATTAATAACAGATCAATCTAGTTTAATAGCCTGGGCAACTGATTCAAATGCAAATGGTCAACTTCAAAGTGATATTACATTAATTGGTGGTACTTGGCCATTAGCTTTAAATAATAACAAAATATTAGATGGAAATGGATATACTATTACATTACATTCTGGTATAACATCTGGATTATTTCAATTAACTACAAATAATTATTCTGTTACCGTAAAAAATATAATAATAAATGCTAATGCTGTGACAACTATGGCTAATGACCAAGGTGTATTATTTGGTACTGGAAATGATTCAGATAATTTAACAATTACAGTAATTGATGTTGGAATTATTGGCACATTTAATTTAGGAAATGGTGGCGGTAGTATTTTTGGCAAATTTGATGGTAATACAGGATGTCATTTAAATATTAAAAATTGTTTTAGTAGTGCGACCATAAGCGGTATTGATTCGGGAGGTCTTATTGGAGATTCCGGTTGTAATGGCAATGGATCTATAAAAATTCACAATTGTTTTACTACCGGTCATATAACAGGTCCAAGATCAGGGGGCATTGTAGGTAATAGTTTTGGTAAAGGAAATAGTACTTCTGGACATGCTATTATTACAAACTCATATAGTTTTGGAAATATTGTACATAATGATGCTGGTGGAATAGTAGGTGGTAATGTAGGCGTTAGTGCAACCGAAGATATATTGGTAGGTAATTGTTACAGTTTTGGAAACATAATTGGTTCTGGAGGAGGTATAATTGGATTAGGTGCATATGGAAATAATTTAATAGTTGAAAATTGTCATTCCAAATATGCAACCGCTATCACTGTTGGTAATAATAAATTTGCAAAATCATTACAGCCTGGTCATTCATTTACGTGTTTGGAGAGTGGTGCCGGAAATGGAACATGGACACCAAATTTAGGAACCGTTTTGAAAGATAATTATACAGATAGTCAAAGTGTATTGACGGATAGTAATGTGTGGATAACGACGGGTGGAACATTTGCAAATGGGTATGGATTAACGGTATTTTCAGATAGTCCTTGGGAAAATTATACAACCAATTCTTCTTTACCCACTATGATTAACGGATTTAATAATGATATAACTGGTAATGGTGCTGTAAAAATTGGATTATTTTTCGATAAAATACATAAATAAATATACCAAATTATATTATTGTGATAAATGACTTGTAAGAATATATCTTAAAAATAAAATTGTATTATAGTATATACTTTGTATTCTAATAGTTAATTATTATGGAAAATTTTCAGACACATACATATCAAAATGTACAATACAGAACAGAAAGAATTGATTCACAAATCATTACATTAGATTCAAGAAGTATCTCGAGTGATACAAGAGCTAACAACTTTTTGCATAATAATGTATATTATAAATTACACGAACCATTTTACGTAGACTCTCCGACAGACGTATTTTTAGAGTTTTTGCATTTTCAAAATGTTGATTTTTCAGACTCAAGTCAAACAGAAAAAGTTTCACACATTGAAAACACACCATATTTTTGCATTGATATACCAGAATTAAATATTACTACCTATTCAAACAATGATTATTTATCAAATAAATTTGTTATACCAAATGACACATTTGGAAATACAGATGAAAATCCAAATGATTCTGGACCGGAAATGGCAACTTATCATGTAAAACTAAAAAGTAATTTTATATCAACTATACAACCTAAAACTATACACGGTTTTAATGTTTCTATAACTGGGTTAGTTCCAAGCGTAGATAGTGGTGTATCAGGTATAACTACTATTGATTCAAGTGGTAAATATTTCACTGGGAATTTTAATAAATATATTCTATCTAATAGAGTTACAAATGATGCTGACAGTTTTTCTACTTGTGGAGCTGTTAAAATAGTATTATTCTTTAAAAAAAGACATAAACTTAATAAACAAGTTATGCAATTACAGGACCAAAGTTATAGTGACATGATCTATAAAAATACTAAATATTTCAATGACCGTTCTTTATATCAAGTTTTAGTGTTGGATTCTATTATGAGTACGACAAAAGTTAGTTTACCTAGTGCTTCAACTACACCAAATAGTCGTGAGGCAAACTTTTTTTATGAAAATATTAAGTTTAATTTATTAGAACCATTATATATTGATACTAAATGTGAAATGTATATTGAATATGTGAGTTTGAATAATCAAATGGTTATATATAATACGTCAACTTACGATGGAACTCCAAATGATACAGTTGATGCCAGAACACATTTAGAAGCAAGTTCTACATTTTATATAGATATTCCAGAATTGAATATAAAAACATTTACAAATGATCAATATTCTTCAAATAAATATGTTCTTCCAAATGAAATATATGGTAAGACAGACCAATTTGCAAATGATAATGATACCAATGTCCAAACATATTATATGAAATTAAAAAGAAATTTCATAGGTATTGTAAATCCTACAACATTGAAAAAAATCACAATGTCTATTACTGCAGATGACACAGGGAACGATGCAACTAGTAAATATTATATAGCAAATAAATCAGCTACAGCGGCTGCGAATAGTTCAAGTGTTCAGATCGCAATATTATTTAAGAAAATATGGGATTAATTATTACTAAAGTCATATTATGTTATATTATGTCATGTTATTATATCATTTTTATTATATTATTTATATTTAAATTGAAGTTTTTTAAATGTCACAACAATTTAAAATTGAAAATAGCATTATAGGTATGTTTAAGAAGATATTGGAATATAAAAATGTTCAATCAAACATCCAAACAGGTGGCGCAGGTGGCGCAGGTGGCACACCACCGACAGATGATGTAGCACAGCAAACTGATGAAATAACAGTTGAATTTAATGAAATTAAAGAAGCTTATGGAATAAGAACTACAAAAGGTAAGGTAGATGGTTTAAATGGATTTGATGTTGAATTTAGTTTAGAAGAATTAATTGAACTAGGTAATTAAACAAAATGTATGGTATTATAATTTTATTATAATTTTATAGCTATTTATAAGAATTATTTAATTATTTAATTATAACTTATACTATGGATAATAAATTAAAATATGGTAATCGTGTTCTTAAAGCGTTGAGTTATATAGATGCCAAAATCAACCCTGATAAATATGTTCAAAAAGGTGGAGTAAATCCTACAGTACTTGAAACACCTAAAATTATTGATTATAAACAAGATGTAGCTAATAAAAAATCTTACATAAAAGTCCAAATCAACAATAAACTAAATATAACTTTTACAATTACTAAAAAATAAATAAATTAACGAATCTAAAAACAGTGAATTTAAGAGTTAATTTAGTTTATTTATTTACTTAAGTTTACTTTGTTTTAAAAATGGACATAATAAATTCTGTTTTTTCTAGTATAACATCTGCAATTGTAACAAAATCTTTTGTGGCCCCATTAGAACGTCTTAAATTATTAAAACAGTCTCAATTATACTACGGACAACAAAATTACACTAGTTTATATGACTCTTTTAAGTTTATATATAAAAATGAAGGGTCACTGGGATTTTATCGTGGACATTATTCCAATTTGGTTCGTATCGTGCCATCTTACATGTTAAAATTTCCAACAAATGAGTTTTACAAAAAAAAATTAGGAGTAACTAATGATGCTCCATTTAGACAATTACTAGGTGGTACATTAGCTGGATTAACACAAATAACATGTACATATCCTCTTGATATTATACGCACGCGAATGTCTCTAGATAACCATATGACTAACAACTATACGAATTATATTACATGTGCACAAAATATCATAAAACAAGAAGGTGTTAAGACGTTTTATAAAGGATTTCTTATATCTGGACTAACATATTCTCTATATGTTGGGATACAATTTTTCGTTTATGAAAAATTATGCGATGAAGGTGGAATATTTGGAAATAAGTTTATTGCAGGTGCAACAGCAGGATTAATCGCTCAATCATTAATGTTTCCTGGAGATACAATCAAGCGGAATCTTCAAATTAATGGAATTGATAGTACAAAAGAAAAATATTCTGGACCTATAAGTTGTATTAAAAATATGTATAGTGTACATGGAATTCGTGCATTTTATGCTGGATATGGCGTTAATATGATAAAAGCAGTGCCAGAAGCAGCTTTACAATTTGCAATATATGATTATGTTAAAATGTCATTAAAAGATTATTTCTAAAAGCATGTTATTTTGGTAATGCTTTTTCTAAAAACATGTTATGTTGAATATGCTAATCCACCCATACCATTCATAATTCTTAATACATTATAGTTAACAGCATATACTCTAGCTTGAGATGCACGTGAGTTTGTTAATGTCATAATCAATTTTGCATCTTCAATTTTTGAAAAGTTACAAGTACCAGATGGTTGATGTTCCTCTGGAGATAATGAAAAACTATACACATTGATACCCGTTGGTGGTGTATTTGTATGCCAATTTAAAGGCTCAACTATATTAAAATAACGTCCTTTTCTTTTCGAAAAACGCTCTCGGCCTCCCATGGTGATATATGCATCTATTACAGGATTTTCACCAATGTCGTATAATGGCAGATTAGTAAATGATGCAGCAGACCCTGTTCCGGAAGTAACAGCATCAGTTCCATTATCTGCCGCTACACTATGTGTATGATTAAATAATTGTAAACTTGATGAACCACCATGTATACCAATATTTGACAATATATGATTTTCCCAAGTATATTGTGTAACAGAGCTAGTGTTAACATCACCAACTGATGGAACTTCAACATCTTCTGTATCAGCACCAGCATGAACTGTTTCGCCTGTTACATTAAGTCCTGAAAGTGGAAATACGCCGCGGTAAGGGTCATGTAAACCTCCGCCTAGAGGGTCAGATGGTACACCACTAAAATATGTTCGATCTAGGCGATCTGTAAAATTAAAATATTGTGCTCCACCAACTTGGTTATTAACGCCACCTAAAGTTGTATGATCATTTGGTTGAACTACCCATATTAGTTCTTTAACAGGATGGTCAAATAGAAGTTCTACTTGTGGTGTGGTGGATGTTATATTTTTTGTAACTCTTTGAACTTGATCTATAAGATATTCATGACTTGCTTGAGCAAAACGTCTACGTTCGTCTGTATCCAAGTATATATATGTTGCATAAAGATCAGCACTGAGTGATGGAGTTGTTACAGTAGTTGTGCCAATTTGGTTACTACATTCAGCAAAAGTTCTAAATTCTATATTAATTTGTACTTCATGATATTGTAACGCTATAAGAGGTAATGCTAATCCTGGATTTCGACAAAACCAAAATTTTAAAGGAATATATAATTGTACTGCAGGCGATGAACCAGTTAAAGTATATTGTGTTAATTTAGGTACATTACCTAATGCGTTTGCATAGCCATCTTTTTTACCTTCAGGTGTAGTTAATTCATACCATATTTGTAACCATTCACCATAATGTTTATCAATAACTTTTCCACCTATTTCAATCTCAACATTTTTAACAAGAACGTGTCCAACCCAGTTTAACCAGCGAAACCGATTTGTTCCCGCGCTTACACTAACTGAAGGTAGATCAATCTGTAATAAAAGTTTGTGTAATAAATCAGCATGCTTAGAAATTGTACATGATACTTTATTACCAAAGTCAACAGTTCCTTTGAATTCTTGTTTAACTTGTTCCATTGAGAAATTTGTATGGCGACGGTGAATTGCCTTCCAAAATGTAATTTGTGGATTACCCGTCAAAAAAATATCTTGGGCCCCATAGGCTGTAAGTTGGATTAAACCTCCTCCCATAATTTATAATAAATGATAGTCAATAAATATAATTAAATGAATAACTGATGAGTTATATAAGTTGGTCATAAAATTAATATAAATTAAACTATCTCATAGTTTATGAATAAGTAAATAAAAACATGTAATGATAATTAATTAAGGTGGTGTAAATCTGTAACAACAATTACAAAAAGGTTAGAACATTTTTTACAAATTTTATATAATGTCGTCATTGCTTAATATTTTATATAAGTTTATATTAAATTCAAATAAAATGTATATATGTATAGGGAAATAAATACGTCATATTAAAATGACTAAATCCTCAAATATAAAAAGTGGTTGTAATAAAACTACAACATTACCTAAAAAAGGACAAAATAATACATCCCAAGGAAACACATGGAAAATAAAATAAAACCTACGAAAAAACAAACTTTTTTTAAACGTTTATTTAAAGGCAAATAAAATGTATATATGTATAGGGAAATAAATACGTCATATTAAAATGACTAAATCCTCAAATATAAAAAGTGGTTATAATAAAACTACAACTATCGATTTTATTCATAAGAAGAAGATGAAGGAGTTTCAGAAAGAAGAAAGACATTTACCTAAGATGAAAAGACGTGTAAAGGAACTTTCTTCTTTAATTGCTACTTTTGAATTTTTAAATAAAATGGGAAAATACAGTTATATGGAAACAACTTCTATATTACCTAAAAAAGGACAAAAAAATACAGCCCAAGGAAAAACAAGGAAAAACAAAAGAAAACCCACGAAAAAACAAACTGATGAACGTCAATTGAAGAATTTCGATGAATATTATATATGTTTAGATGAAAAAGATACTATTGAAATGAAAATTGCAGAATTAGAAAACAATACAAAAAAACAAGAATATTTTATGGAAGTAGGCGATTTATTATTTCAATACTATGATGATGAAAAAAATAGGGAAATAGCAAAAAGTAGTTCTTCTCAAATTACAAAAAAATCAAAGAAGAAGAATTCTATATTAAATTATTTTGCTAGAAAGAGGGAAGAGCAAAAGAGAAAAAAAACTGAAGCAGACGCTAAACTAAATAAAGATAATCCTTTAATTAGTAATTCAGACGGAGTTGTAGTAATTTCTAATAACTCTATTAATTCTAATAACTCTATTAATTCTACTAGTAATTTTAATAATGAAGAAAAACAAAATAAAGAAATGTTTAAAGGTAATATGAAATATATTGGAAAAAACAATGTTATTACACAATATATGCGTACAGTTGATCCGGATTATGTAGTTCCTTTAGAATATGACGAACAACATGATTATTGTCAAGACTGTAAATGTTATATGAAGACAATACACTCTGAAGGTGTCATGAGATGTGAACAATGTGGTTATCAAGAAAATATTTTGATAGACTCTGATAAACCGTCGTATAAAGATCCACCTAGAGAGCTTAGTTACTATAACTATCAGCGCGTAAATCACCTTATAGAATGTCTTTCGCAATTACAAGCAAAAGAAACAACTGAAATACCACAGGAGGTTATAGATGGTATTCTTAATGAAATACGTAAACAACGAATTGAAAATCTAGCAAAATTAACAAATGAAAAAATGCGGGAAATATTGCGTCATTTAGGTCATTCTAAATATTATGAACATATCGCACATATAAAACATATGCTTGGAATCCCAACACCTGTCTTAAACAAAGAGACTGAAAATAAGATTCATACAATGTTCAAATTAATTCAAGGACCGTATTTGGTTCATCAACCACCTGGTCGTATAAATTTCTTGTCATATTCCTATGTATTGCATAAATTCTTTTTAATACTTGATATGCCTGAATTTTGTAAATACTGCCCTCTTCTCAAGTCTAGAGAAAAATTACATACTCATGATATGGTTTGGACAAAAATATGTGCAGATTTAGGGTGGAAATATCATCGTAGTCTATGATTTTAATAATATTATAGCTTTACCTGTTTTAACCTATTTTTAAGATCATCTTGCGCCACCAAAGGCATTGGGTTTTTTTTTAATTTAGTTATTTTTATTTGTTTTACATTTTGAAATAATTTATTCAACTGTTCAGTTAATGTTTCTGGCTTTCTGTCGTTTTCGAAGTCATAAATAAATTGTCTGACTAATTGGTTAGTTTCAGATTTACTCATAATTTATAATAGATAATGTATGTTATTTAATAATAATAACTAATAAATATATATAAATTTTATTAAATGAATAATTCACAATAAATAATTTTAAATGGATTATAAATAAATGATAAAAATATATTCATAAATTATTTCTTATCTCCACCACCACATACTTCAGCTATATCAGGAACAGCATATAATGCAGTCCATGTTCTAGCTTCATTGTTAAATTCTTCTCGGTTATTCATGTATAAATCTGCAGCGTGTTTTACAAGTGGGTCTTGTGGATTTGGATCATCTAACAGAGAACATATAGATACTAGAATTTTTTCAATATTTTGAATTGGGCTCCAAGCTTCTTTTAGAATATCAACGCAAATACCACCAGCACTATCAATATTTGGATGGAAAATTTTAGTTTGGAACCTCACTTGTGGTGCCTCAAATGGATAATTAGTGGAAAAAATCATTTTAAGTTTAAATACACCATTTTCATATGGAGTTTCTATAGGACCCATAATTGTTGCTTTCCATTCCATGAAAGAGTCATTAGTTGGTTCAGCATAACAATTGCATATAGGATTTTTTTTAATACCCGCGTATTCTTTACGTAGACGTATTAAATAATTATTTGACATTGTACAATTACTTTAAAAAATAATTTTAAAACAATTTAAAATAATGATAAATTATTCTCTACCTATTTCTTGAAATTTTTCAGATATAAATAATACATTTTTAATGTTTAAACTGTTTTGAAATTATATTTCAGGTGTATGTTCATTATCATTATCATTATCATTACTATTTATATTTTCAGAAGTTGTATTTACATTACCAGGACCATCTATTGTTTCAGAATGTACATCAATTGGTGTTTGATCTAATACATTTCCTCTACAATATGGACATGTATTGTTATTTTCTAACCATGCATCAATACATTCTTGATGGAACGAATGATTACATATATTTATTATACGGATTATATCGCCATTATTGATTGTATCATGGCATATTTCACAGTTTGTTGTAATTGTGTCCTCATTAGTTCCTTCATTGGTATTTACATTATTGTTATTGGGTTCATTATATATGGATAGTGTGGTATATTGTCGCAAATCGTTCAAATTTAAACCACCCGAACGTCCGCTCGTTGTTCCACTTATATTTGGCATATTAGCATTTGAATTGCCAGAAAACAAATTAATCAATCCATTTGTCATATTATTAAGTTGATTTGTAAAATCATTTGGATTTACATTATTTCCATTTGTTGGTGCAAAAGTAAACAATTCAACCGTACTTTGTGAATTGTTATTTGGGTTATGGAAATTTACACGTCTATTTCCAAATAATCCTGGATGAATAGATTCGTTACCGGGTGTTACATTAGTTTCAGGTAATGTTGACGTTGTAGTTTGTATGATAGGTTCAGTGTTAGGTGGTACTATATTTTGTGATACAGGAATATTATTAGATATTGTTGAAGGTTGTGTAACATGTGTATTTGTACTAGCATGTACCTGAGACATATGTGGTGTTTGTGTATTTACTTGTTGGTATGGTAGTGTGTGTGTTTGGGAATTTGGTCTAGTTACACTTCTACTACGAATAATGTCAATTGGGTCGCCATCTTCAGATATTCTATATTCTGTTTCAGTCAATTCTTCTTCAACTAAAGTATTATTTTGTGTTGGTTGCTTAACATTAAATGAAAAATTATTATGTAATGTGACTTGTGAATTATCACACGGAGATATATGTATATTTATGGCATATGGAAAAGGTAATTGCGAACTCATTTAATAGAATTTGTCAACTTAATTATTGATGATTCAATTATTTATCTAAGGGTGTATATCGTTTATCTTTTAATTTTTGAAATTGAACACAATTATGTTTGTAGTGTGTAGTCTCTTTAAGTTAAAATCATATTATTATAGTTAATTTTTAGAATAATTTAGAACATTCGACTGAAATTTTCGGTTATTTTGATTTAAAACTACACCTCTTTATATTATTAGCTTAATACGTTCAACAGTTAACATAACAAAACAAACATTTATTAAAACTGTTATTTAAAAGTAATACTAAATTACTATACAACAATATGAAAATGGTAGAGCTTTTTGCAATCAAAAGTTTAGTAGAAAACCGCACAAGTTTAGCCACACATGGTATATGTGGTCTTCAAAATATGCAAAACACGTGCTATTTAAATTGTATCTTGCAATGTATTCGTTACAACCCATACTTATATGAATATTTACGCGAAAATTTCCACACTCGTCACCTGAATCAAGATACAGTATCGGAGATTCACAATTTTATATCAGCATGGCGTCAATTATTGTGTGATTTCTGGGACAACAATGAATGTGTAATTCAACCAGTAGGATTCTTCAAATGTTTTCAACAATTGTGTATTGTAAAAGGAAAAAAAGAGCTGATTGGGTTTCGTCAAAACGATGCAGAGGAGTTTATGCAATTCTTTATTGATAGTCTGCATGAAGCAATTAGGATTAAGATCCCGGAAAGTAGCATCATTGTAAAAGGAGATGTTATAACCCCTACAGATAAATTGATGCGAGATTATTGTGAATATTATAGTAAATACCAAATTACCGAAGGAGTTAGTCCAATTAAACAACAATATGGTGGTATGTATTGCAGTACGATCACAAATTCATATGATGACGATACGTCAAATTCCTTTGATCCTTTTGTGTATGTAAATTTGGTAATTGATGGTCTTAAAAAGAAAGAATCTATACTAAATGCATTTGAACAATTTACAAAACCGGAGAAACTTGATGGCTATAAGAGTGAAGATAACCCAAAACCATCTGCAACCGAATTCCACAAAAAGATTAGCTTTATCAGTCTTCCCGAAAATCTAATTGTAGTATTAAAACGATTTAGTTTTGATATGCGCACCGGAAGTCCTTCAAAGGTTAACACTGTATTGTCAATTCCTACATATCTAGATATGGCACCATATTGTGTTGGATATGAAAACAAGCATACAACATATAGTCTCAATGCAATTTGTAATCACACAGGAGGTATTCGCGGAGGTCATTATTATGCATATGTTAAGAATATTACCGATGGAGGTGAAACTGATAATGATCATAGTTGGATTTTGTATAATGATAGTCGTTACAGAGAAGTTAAAAAAGATGTTATGAACAAAAAAGAATTATTTTCAGCGGATGCATATATTCTATTCTATCATCGAATTGGTGGACAATCACCTCTAATTGTAGAGGGTGAAAACAGCACTTGTGAGGGAGATGAAGACGCAATCGAATCAACAGATAAAGATGATGGAAGTGGTGGTGGTGGAGGTGGTTCAAAGTAACTGTGATATGTAATATAACATTAAAGGTAAGTTAATTCTATTGTAATTTTTATTATTTATTTGTTTTATTTAGAAAGTCGTTATGCTTCCATATATTCAAGATCCATAACAGAGTCAATTACATATGATGCTCCACTTTTATATAGTTCATCTTCAGTACCAACACCTGTTAGTACACCAACTGTTTTTCCACATCTTGATGTTATACCTTCACGCATATCAATTGGTGTATCACCAACTTTAATTACGTTTTCAGAACACCGAATATGATGTCTATCCATTAAAGTATGTATCATATAAGGAAATGGTCTACCTCCTTTAACTTCATCACTTGCGATATATGAATCAATACATTTATCAAGACCTAATTTACTAATAATGAATTTTTGTATATAATGTGGATATCCAGTATTTAAACATATTTTATAGTAATTTTTTCTCATATCATTAAACATATCTGTTATACTTTCATCTATTAAAGATAGATTTCCAGGTTTCACATAATTTTGTAACAAATTCCGTTCGAAATTAGTATACAATTTTAGTTGTAAAGTATTAAATTCATTTTCACTATAATCAGGAAATGTACTTTTTAATTCTTTATCTAAAACTCCATGTATATTATAACCATGCCAATTATGGACATTTTCTTCTGTAACATTTAAACCGACTGCTTTTATTGTGTTATAAAGAGTATCGTAAACTAACCCTTTTTCATTGACAACAGTTCCTGCCATGTCAAATATTATCATTTGTATATTACGTGGTATTTTCATACTTCAAAAGTGTTATGTTTTTTTTCCGCGTGCGTTAAAGTACTTTTTTCGCTTACGTTTAAAGCTATTTTTTTACATACTTTTAATATGGATCATATATTAGCATTCATTATATTTGTAAAAAAAATATATAACTAATTAGGTGAATATAACACAACACACATTGTTTACATTGGGAATGTTTAGAATCCTGGTTGACCAACGTCCATCTTTTGGACACGGATTCCACTATTGCCACCTCCAGCATTATTACGGTTGATAAAATACATGGTAACAAATGCAGCTAATCCAGCAATTAATCCAGTGCGAAGGTGTATATTTCCAATAGCTTCTTTAACAGAGTCGTCTTTATCAGAGTCACGAGTTTCGATATAGTTGTATGCTACGTATGATAGAACATAACCTACAATAGCAGCACCAATAGCAAGCATAAGATAAGTATCCATTTTTATTGTAATATATCAATAGTAGTTAAATTTACAAAATAGCTATATTATAAGGCAAGATTTAAATTAACTTAATCACGAAGCATAAAGGTGCTATATTTTTTCTTACGTTTAGAGGTTGTTGTAGAATATTGTTGACTTTCATCAAGAAGTTGTTTAATACTATGAGAATTTTTCTTAATACGTGGTTCTTCAGATGTGGATAACATATCAATGTCAACTTCTTCTTTTTTATTCATAATATCTTTGGTTTCTTGAACTAATTGCCCAAGAACATCAGTAGGAATGTGTTTTAAGGCATTTTCCATTATTTCACTCTCCGTTCTTTGAGGTTCTTTAGGTGTTTTAGTAGTTGTTTTAGTCGTTTGTTTTGAGAATTCTATGATTTTAATATTTTCATCAAAATTATCAGTATATTCTGCGTCTTGTTCAGCATCTAATTCATTCACCTGCTCATTGACATGCTCATCTATTGCAGGTTGGTTCACATAAGTCGCACTGTTTTGCGGCATATTCACGCCATTTT